TACCCTAATGCCTTTTGTTTCCATAACGCTATTCCAACTACTACAAATGCTGGCCCAATAAAAAGGTCAGAAATATTTGGCGCTAACTCCGTTTCCTATACTTCACCAACTCCTTTTACCTACAAATCTTCTGCAACACTTGCAATACAATTACGCACCGCCAATACCGTTACTTCATTTAGCTACTTTGATTGGATTAAAATATACAGGATGCTGCGCTCATGATCATTGCTTCTATCTTAACTCCCTATACTGGCAAGGGAACTGAAGCCGACCCCTTCCGCCCCTTGGTTGCTGACACTTATAAACTACGATCCTTTGTTGATGTTACTCCCCAGACTGTTTTCAAAACTATCCCTCCACTTAACATTTATCTTATCCGTGCATTTCTTGAACAGTCCGAATTAACTAAAATAGACAATGATCCCAATTACCTAATTGTTTCCTCTTATGACAATGCTTGATAAACTGGAATTTATTCTTTATTGTATACTTATTTTTCTTTGCTCCATTTCTTTAATTTATGTGTGCCTTCTTTTTTTTTCTTTTATTGGATTTTCTTATTAAATGACTACACTTTCCCAGGTTCTACCACGCTTATTGAAAGACATTTCCATGTTTGCCACCTATGGATCAGGTCTCTCATTGCGATCCTACCAAAAAGATCCTGCATATGCTATCATCGATTCTGTTTTAAATAAGAAAGGCTACACTTTTGTTATTATCTTCCCCCGCCAATCTGGTAAAAACGAATTACAAGCACAAATAGAAACTTATCTTCTTACTTTACTTTCATCTTTTGACATAGAGATCGTTAAGGTATCTCCCACCTGGAAACCACAATCACTTAACGCCATGCGAAGGTTGGAGCGTGTACTCAAGCGGAACCTCATTTCCAATAATCTTAACTGGTCCAAAGAACAAGGCTATATCTACCGCATAGGTAACGCTAGGGTATTTTTCCTCTCTGGATCTCCCACTTCTAATGTCGTTGGCGCCACCGCTAACGCTCTCTTAGAATGTGATGAAGCCCAGGACATATTACAGTCTAAGTGGGACAAAGAAATCGCTCCCATGGCTGCCAGCACTAACGCCACACGAGTATTTTGGGGAACTTCCTGGACATCACAAACTTTACTTTACAGAGAAATGCAACTAGCTTATCAGCAAGAATCTGTAGACGGTATCAAAAGAGTATTCAAAATAGATGCAGATGTTGTTGGCGAAGAAGTGCCAGCTTATAAAACATTCTGTGATGCTGAAGTTATCAAACATGGTAGAAACCATCCTTTTATCAAAACTCAATTCTTTTCCGAGGAGATCGACTTTGAGTCTGGTATGTTCCCTCCAGATAGACTTAATCGCATGCAGGGTGATCATCACGCACTTGATTTATCTGGAAATATCCCACCTAATTACATTTTCGTTTTTACTATTGACGTAGCCGGTCAGGATGAATCTGCCTCTACCAATCCCATGGCTGATTCTGAACTTGTTAATCCTTCCAGAGATTCTACAGCTCTTACAATATTCGATGTTGATCTTTCTCCCCTCGGTGATGAACTTATTAACGCCCCGCTTTACAGAACACACGCTCGCTATCTCTGGACTGGTCTTGACCACACTATCTTATATATCCGCATCAAAGAATTAATTGACAAACTGGATCCACGCTTTGTTGTTGTTGATGCTACCGCTGTTGGGGAAGGTCTAGCATCTTTTCTTGATAGCAGCTATCCAAACCGAGTCATATCTTATAAGTTTTCCTCTAAATCTAAGAGTTTATTAGGATGGTCATACTTGTCTGTTATCGAAACCGGTCGATACAAAGAACACTTGCCTATTGATGATGATCCTTATCAAAATCTTTTCTGGCTGCAATGTAAAAATACTCAGATGGATATACTTCCAGGACCTAACCGGCTTATGAGATGGTCGGTTCCTAATTCCGCCCGTGATCTGGCCACAGGTGAACTTATACACGATGATTTTTTGATTTCATCTGCACTCGTTTCCGTTCTCGATAATCAGCTTTGGGGATTTGCTAACTCTGAAGTAATTAACGCTTATGATCCGCTCAGTGAGATGAGTTTCTAGTATGTATGCCACCACACAAGCATCAAACCGGCGTCGCTTGTCCCTCGCAAGGCGGACAGGGCGACCCATGAAACAAGAGCGGGACGCCCTGTCCGCGCTCGGTTCTGCGCCACGCCTTAAAACCAAAGCGCAAAACTTTTTTGTCTTGCATTATAATTATCTTTCAATTTGTCGGCGGGTGTGCGTATTGCCAGGAAAGCACTGGCAAAACGCACCCGCCTTTGATTTTTCCCTATCACCCACTTGGAGTTCCTATGATTAACTTTTATTATCCAGTTCCACCCGATACCTGGATTTCCCAGCATTACAAACCAGACCATAGAGCCTATGATTTTGGCGTTATGACTGGTACTACTATCAATTCAATGGCAGATGGTGAGGTTACTACCCTACAGAAGCTATCAAATTCTTATGGATGGTATTTGATTGTCTCCCATGCTGAGGATTATTCTAGTTTATATGCTCATTTGTCAGGTTTTCTTGTTTCCCTCGGTGACATGGTCACTGCCGGCTCACCAATAGCATTATCAGGAACCACAGGCAACTCAAGCGGTCCTCATCTTCACTGTGAGCTCCGCTTAAATAACACCCCTTTTGATTATCTCTCTCTTTTATCACCATCTTTTTATGAAGAACCTGTTGATTTTACTTTTCCCGACTTTCCCACGCTGCCTATTTTCCGTATTGCCTATGATGGTCTCCGTATTCGGATCGCTCCAAACGTTAACTCCATGATTATCGGTCACGTTAATACTGGTGATGAGGTTCCTGTTATCAAAGCCGTCCAGGATGGTAATGACATTTGGGCACAATGCGGTTATCATCAATACTGTGCTATCAAATATCGAAATAAACTTTTCGGAAAATTTAAATAAAGGATCACTTTCCTATGACTTTAAGAGATACTCTTATCAATTGGCTTTCAAAACCCACCGAATTAACTGCAGTTACTTCTAAGGTTGACGACTCTGCCGGCTGGACAGCGCATACAGCTACCCCCCACGACTATGATCCTGGAACCGTCCAGGAAATTTATGCCGATGCTCTAGAAGCCTGGCGCAAGAACCCTATCGCCTGGCGCATCATTGCCATTACTACTGATTATGTCGTTGCTGATTCCTTTATGATCAACAGTAATAACAGATCTCTTAACAAATTTATTTATAACTTCTGGCACCATCCTAAAAATCAGATACCTTTGAAATTAGAATCTATGTGCGATGAGTTGTCTCGAGCCGGCGATCTCTTTGTTGCTTTGTTTCGCAATCCCTCAGACGGAATGTCATACATCAGATTTGTTACCAAAGACCGTATCCAACGGATTGAATCGCTACCCAATGACTGGGAAACTGAAATCGCTTACTACGAAACCACACTTACAGGTGAGCCTAAGAAATGGATCTCTGTTAATCATCCTGACGCCATCTCTGCCGATTCTGTTATGCTTCACTTCTCCGTTAATAAACCCTTGGGCGCTCTCCTGGGGGAGAGCGATCTTACCACAATGATCCCTTGGTTGCTACGCTATTCTAGGATGCTCGAAGATCGTGTTAGGTTAAATTGGGCTGTTCGTGCTTTCCTTTGGATAGTTAACGTCCCCGCTAACAAGGTCGCCCAGAAGAAAGAACAATATCGCACCCCACCTGAAGCCGGCAGTATTATTGTGAAGGATGACTCTGAAACCTGGTCAGTTAATACACCTTTGCTGCGTGGATCAGACGCTCGCTATGATCTCCAGGCTGTTCGCACCATGATTGATGCCGGCTCCGGTTATCCGCCACACTGGCGAGGAGATGCCGGCGATATCTCTCTTGCCACAGCCCAGGCAATGCAAGGACCAACAGAAAGACACCTTCTCCGCAGGCAAAATTACTTTGTTTGGATGATGGAGGACATTCTTTACCATGCTTATCAACGCTATTCCTTCTCCACATCTAAACCACAACTCCCAAACCATGATTATTCTAAACTGTTTTCCGTTCACATGCCCGATATCTCCCGCCATGATAATGAAGCTCTTGCCCGTGCCACACGTGATCTTTCCCAAGGTTTCTTTACACTTGCCAGCCAGCTTGGTCAGCTTCCCCCAACCCTCGCTAAACAAGTTCTTACACTTTTATTCAAATTCAGCGGCGAATCTATCACCGAGGACAATATAAATCTTATCCTGAAAGAGATCAAAGAGAATCCACCTATGTTTGACAATAAGATAAAACATGATATTATTTATTCAGATGAACCATATCCAGGTGAACCTAGTTCTAACGAACCTCGTGAAGACACCGCTACCTAATGGAGTTCTTTTATGGACAAACCTAAATTAAATCGTGACGCCTCTTATGTTTGGACAGCTACTCTGGATGACGAGACCTGCTCCGATTGCCGTGCTCTAAATGGCACTATCCATAAGGGCTCTTATTGGTTAGACAATAATCTTTTCCCCGGATGCGCTAATACTAAATGCGA